GCACCCAATGTGCTCGCTGACCTCGGTGGCCCGGTCGGCCAGGGCCTGCGGCCACCACTCCACGCGCATCACGGGCGCTGGCACCCGGCTGGACTCGATGAGCACCTGCGGCTGGGTCAGCGCCTCTGCGGGCTTGAACAGGGCCGAGGCGTCCACCGGAGGCTTCACCCAGCCCGACTGTCGCGCCAGGTGGAAAAGACTGCCGAGCTTGACCGCCGTAGCCTTGTCGGACTTGAACGAGCGCCACTGCGCAGAGATGGCACGGTCACCCGGGTACTTCTCGGCGCTCTTGGCGCTCCACTGCTGCCAGGTGGTGAACGCGCCATCGAGGTCATTGGTCTGCGTGCCTGCCCAGTGCAGCGCCATCCCGCAGGTAATCCACTCGTCGCGGCTGACATCGGGACTGATCGAGTCCAGTGCGCTGCGGATCTCGGACCAGTTCACCTCCACCGTGTCAGTGGGCTGCGATGGCGCGGGCGCTGGCTCGTTCAGCAGCGTCTGCCACAAGTCGAGTAGTGCAGGCGGGATGAGCGGCATGCGCATCCAGTGCCCGCGCCCTGCCCAGCGGTAGGGCTGCTGCGTGTCGGGGTGGATGCTCGGCGGCAGCACGTCCTGCATCGTCAGACCCTCGGCCGTGGCGCAGCGGAAGTCGAGGTAGTTGGACACCTTGCCGTCCACGTCCACCATGAGTTTCTTGCTCGGCAGCGCCAGGCCGAAGGGCATGGCGTACAGCAGCTTCCCGTGGCCCTGCCGTCCACTGTCCACGATCACCGCATCGGGTGCATCGTAGAGGGTCTGCAGATCGACGCCCATGAACGAGAGCATTGTGGTGGCCGTGAACCAGTCGTCGATGTCCAGGGCCATCGTGCCGCTGTAGGCATGGGCCAGGCCGATGCCGTGCTGCAGAGGCAGATCGGCCTGAGAGCGCAGCGCCGACTCGCGCCGGTTCCACCCCACGGTGCGCGGTCCCTTGGTGCCCGGTGGGATGGGTACGAGTGACCACCCGTGCCGGATGTAGGCGTCAACCGACGCGGGATGTTGTTGCACGATGCTCGATGATGTCATACCATACGGGCGCCGGTTAACCGGCGTCTCCTCCTTTGTCGATGTTGCAGCCCCGCCGAGTTCACGCTTGGCGGGGTTCTTTTTTGGTCATGCGGTCCTCGCTTTCAGCATGGCGTCGGCCAAGATGTACGCTTGCTCCGCAATACTGCCGACTTTCTCTGGGTTGGGGTCGCTGTCTGCGGCAACGATCCCCTGCATGGCTTTGGCCGCGAAGTAATCGCGCAGGGTTATGCCGAAATAGGTATGCAGTTCTCTATCTGACATGACTTCGTAAGAGTACGGGAACACCGGCCCACCCGTCTTGCCCACCGCCATCAGCAGCGTCCCGTCTTGATCTCTCAGTTCCATCTCACACTCCTTTTTGCTTCCGGTACTCCTTCACCGCGCTGCGCAGACCGGCCTGCGTAGTCGCCTTCTCGTCCAGTGCCAGAGCCTGCGCCTGGTCTAGGGTGTCCTGACACAGGATGCGGTGGCACACCACCGGAGCACCCTGACCCTGCCGCCGCACCCGGGCGTTGAACTGGTCGTACAGGTCAAGGCTCCAGTTCAGGCCGTACCACACCAACGTGCGACCCTTGTGCTGCAGCCCGTCGATGCCGTGACCCATGCTGGCCGGATGACCAATCATCAGCGGGCAGTCACCGCTCTTCCACCGCTCCATTGCGTTGTTCAGTTCGCGCTCGGTCTTGCACTCGGTCAGGTTGATCGGCCGCAGCGCCTTGAACCGCTCCATGATCCGCTCGGCATCTGATCGGTAGGCATAGGCGCACAGCACAGGCGAGCCCTGCGCCTCGTCCAGTATCTCGTCAAGGGCTTCAAGTTTCAACTCATGCACCGGCTCCCACAGCGGCATGCCGGCGATAGGGTACACCGCGCCGTTGCTGAACTGCAGGCACTTGTTGGTCAGCGCGGCCGAGTTGAACACCTCGATCTCCTTGCCGCTGTCGAGCACGGTGAAGAACTCACGCTCCATCTGCTCGTACTTGGCCCGCAACTCGGGCGGCATCTCCACCTCGATGTTGTTGACGATGAGGTCGGGCAGCGGGTTGTAGTCCTCGGCGCTCATCTCCAGCGTGATGTCGCCAATGAGGGTCTTGATGACCGTCTCGGTGTCGTCGTAGGGCACCTCCTTGTAGGGACCGGCCTTCTTGTAGAACCGGGTCTTGAACGCGGTCTTGCTGGTGCCCAGGCGCTGCCCCTTGTCCACCACCAGGTACTGCCCGTGCAGATCCTTGTAGCCGTTGGAGGCCGGGGTGCCGGTCAGGCCGGTGGTCCAGTCGAACTTGTCCAGGATGCGCTTGACCGCTCGCACGCGGTCCGTGGCGCTGTTCTTCATCTTGCTGATCTCGTCCCACACCACACCGTTGAACGGCAGCGGCTTGTCCTTGCTGACGTAGTAGGTGTGCAGCGTCTCACCGAGCCACTTGAGGTTGTCGTAGTTCATCAGGTACACGTCAGCCTCGCGCATCAGCGCCCGGGTGCGCTGGTCCCGGGTGCCCGTGACCATGCTGAAGCGCAGGTGCTTGGTGTGCTCCCACTTCGCGGCCTCCTGGCGCCACACCAGACGGATCACGCGGATGGGGGCGATGATGATCACGCCCCGCAGAAACCGCGTCTTGATCAGGTGCGCGATGGTGGTGAGCGTGACGATGGTCTTGCCCAGCCCCATGTCCAGCCACATCATCGAATTGACGTGGGTGGACTGGAAGTTGACCGCCTTCTTTTGGTAGTCGTGGAGGAGGTTGGGTGTCAGCATGTCATCAACATCTCGTCGACCATGCGCAGCCCAGCGTCCACGTTGTCAATGACGAACACGCTGACCTTGTGCTGCCTCAGCCGGTGATGCTCGCGCTCCTGGGGCGGCGTGGGCTTCTGGCCCTGGCGCTTGAACTCGCAGAAGAACATGCGCCCGTTGGGCAGCACGAACAGCCGGTCAGGCACCGCGGCGTGCGCTGGCGATGTGAACTTGTAGGCCAGCAGCCCGCGCTCACGGGCGTAGCCACAGACCTTCGCTTCGATGTTCTTTTCAAGCATGTCAGTACCCGTGCGGCTCGATGCTGCTGATGTTCAACTCGATCAACTTGTCGATGTAGTGCCGAGCCTTTCGCAAGTCCTCGACACCACCTTTGTCCTTCCACCGCGAGACGTACTTCACCACGTTACCCTCGAAGTAACCGAGGTTGTTCGCAGCAATGTAGTCCCACGACTGGATCACTTGCTTCTTGTAGTGATCGCCACCGTGTTGCACTTGGTTCACGCTAAAGCCAGGCATAGTTTCTCGATCTCCTGTACGTAATAGTCAAAGTCCACAGGCAGCCCAACGTCCTTGATGTCGTTGCACACCTGCACGTTCCACCCACTCTCCACGGCGAACTTGCGCCAGTCGGTCTTGCCCTTGAGCGGCGGCATCCACTTGATCAGCGGCTTGCCGCCCTTGGCCACGTAGTACCGGGTGGTGTTCTGCGCCTGGTGGTCACCCCACTGCAGGTAGCTGGAGCGCGGCACCTTGATGCGCAGCATGAAGTCGTGCAGGTGCGGCCAGTTCTCCACCGTCTCGCGGATCGGTGCGCCGTCCACCAGCACCTTCTCGGCCACCTTGGAGATCACCAGGCCGCCAGCGTTCTGGTGCCAGCCGGTCTTCCACTCGTAGGCGCCCTTGCGCTTGACGGTGCCGTCCTCGTACTGCCCGATATAGTTGTTCACGTCGCGCAGGTACATGCGCCGGTAGCGCACCTGCTCCAGGTTCAACCCGGTCATGTGCATCCACCATGCGCACGTCTTGTCCACAAAGTACATGTTGGCGCGGGGTACGCGAACCGTGACGCCGTCGGTGTTGATCTGCACCAGCGACAGGCCGCCGATCTCCATCAGGCGCTCGGCCAGCAGGCACAGCAGCAGTTGCCCATTCAGCGTGATGCTCATGGTGAACAGCGGGTCGTAGAACACGCTGAACTTGTTGTTGCTGTCGCCGTACACGCCGTTCAGGGCCAGCTTGAGCATGGCGCTCTCGCTGCTCTTCTTGGGGTACTGCTTGCGCTGCTCGAACAGGTTGCTGTAGATGGCCACGAAGTCCTTGCCCAGGTGCGCCGGG